TCACAGGTAGCAATTTCTAAAAGATTAGGTGTGCCACTCGAAGAGTATGCGAAACAATTAGCCGCGAAGGAGGTATAAGCATATGACAAAAAAAGATACAGGAACTAAAACTGTTAAAACTTCCCGCGTGAGCCAAACTAGGGTTAAAGAAGAAAAACCTAAAGTATGGGCTCCTCCATCTTCTCTAGATGCACCCCCTGCGCCCGATGGATTCAGGCACAGATGGATAAGAGCTGAAAGTATGGGCTTTGATGATACAAAGAACATAACAGGCAAAATAAGATCAGGTTGGGAATTGGTGAGAGCCGATGAATATCCAGATCATGATTATCCAACTGTACATGACGGAAAATACGCAGGAGTGATTGGGGTTGGTGGCCTTGTGCTGGCAAGGATATCCGAAGAGCTCGCAAAGTCTCGTGAAGAATATCACCGTAAAATAACGGAAGATAGAAACGAAGCTTTAGAAACCGATGTCTTAAAGGAACAGCACCCAAGTATGCCGATCAATCAAGAAAGGCAGACTCGTGTAACTTTTGGTGGCTCAAAAAAGAACTAATCTTTTTAACCTCCAATTTAACAACTTAACCCTTTAAGGAGGAAACAAATATGGCAAATATAGATGCCCCTTTTGGTTTTAGACCTTCAGGAAAAGTTGGTGGAAACCCAGACAATGGTGCTTTATCACAATATCATATTGATGATGGTAACAGCACGGCAATGTTCCAGGGCGACATGGTAGAATTTGCAAGTGGCTATATTATTAAAGCTGCTGTAGCAGATGCCGGTCTAATGGTTTTTGCAGGTCACACTTTCACTGACCAGACTACAGGCAAACCAACATTTAAAAACTTCTATGCCGGCAACGATCTAGATGTCGACTCAGAATGTTTTGTTTATGACGATCCGTACCAAGTGTACGAAGCTCAAGGCGACACCGCAGCAACACAAGCTATGGTAGGTACTTACATGGACCACGATGCAACTCAATCAGGAAGTACTACAACAGGTATTTCTGGAGAAGAGATTGACGTGTCTGATACAGGTACTACTCTAACTGGTGTAAAAATGCTAGGTCTCGCTAAAACCCCAGGCAACGCGTTCGGCGTCCGCAATGTACTAAGATGTTTCATTGCTGAACCTGCGCATGTCGTATAATAGCAGGAGGATTTAAACTATGGCTATATCAAGACAACAACTAGCGAAAGAGCTAGAGCCAGGTCTGAATGCATTATTCGGACTTGAGTATAAATCATACGAAAACCAACATGCAGAAATCTTCGACACAGAGACTTCTGATAGAGCTTTTGAAGAAGAAGTAATGCTAAGTGGTTTCGGTGAAGCAGCAGTTAAGGCAGAAGGTTCTGCAGTTTCTTTTGACAGCGCGAACGAATCTTTCACAGCACGTTATAATCACGAGACAATTGCTCTCGCTTTCTCTATCACTGAGGAAGCTGTTGAAGATAACTTGTATGATAGTATCGCAAAGCGTTATACAAAAGCACTTGCAAGATCTATGGCTCAAACGAAACAAATCAAAGCAGCAAACATTTTAAATAATGCATTTACTGCTACAGGTGTTTCTGGAGACAGTCAGTTCTTAATTGATAATGACCACCCAACTATTGGTGGCGGAAACCAGTCAAACAGACCAACTACATTGGCTGACTTATCTGAAACTTCTTTAGAGCAAGCAATGATCGACATTGCAGCATTTAAAGACGAAAGAGGATTAAAGATCGCAGCTAGAGGAATGAAACTAATCGTTCCTTCTGCTAATCAGTTTAACGCTGAAAGAATCTTAAAGTCTAACCAAAGAGTTGGAACTTCTGACAATGATCTAAACGCATTATCTTCAAAAGGAATGCTTCCACAAGGATACGTGGTAAACAACTTCCTAACAGATAGTGATGCTTTCTTCATTAAAACAGACGTTCCTAATGGACTAAAACACTTCCAAAGAGCAGCTTTAAAAACTGCAATGGAAGGTGATTTTGACACAGGAAACATGAGATACAAAGCTAGAGAAAGATACAGCTTCGGCGCATCTGACTGGCGTGGTATTTATGGTTCTGATGGATCTGCTTAAGATTCACTAAATCAATAAGTAATTAAGGGGCCTTCGGGCCCCTTTTTATTTGCACATTTACATTTAAAAGCGTATAATCGACGCACTGCATATATAAAACAGTCAACATAGACTCATGCAGTAGACACAGTCTCAGACTATGTTGGCGGAAAAGGAGACCAATTATGGCAAATTCAACTTTTAGCGGTCCGGTCAGATCAGAAGGTGGTTTTAAAACTATTAATAAAAGCTCTACGACTGGCGTGATCACAGAAACTGGTTTTTCAGTTAACTCAACTGGACAATTAGTATCAATGGGAACTAGAAAGATTCAATCTTTCGCTGGTACATTGGCTAGCACTAACGCAGCAGCAACTGCATACGCAGATAATGACTGTCTTGTAGAGCTAGGAACACTTAACGTTGATGCACCTGACGCTTTAGTAACACCTTCAAAAATCTTTATACATAGAGCTTTGATCGGTATTACAACTGCAGCAGGGCAAACTTTGGTAGGTAATTTAGCACTAAGTGAAGATTCAGGAACAGCAACAAACGCTGCTGTATCTGGAACAGAAATTGTTGGTGCTGGTGTTACATCATTTAACGAGCAGTTAAGTGCTACACAATCTATTACTGAGGTTGATGTAAACTTTAACAATACTGCTGGTAATTATCATATCTTTGTACCAAACGTAACTGCAGCTGTTGCAAACGTACACTTGTACGCAAGAGCAACTACTACAGTTAATGCTGATATTACAGCTGGTAGATTTACAGTTGAACTAGAATACTCAGTATATTAAAAAATAAACTTTATGTGGAGCGGGGGCTTCGGCCCCTTCTCTCTAACGGAGGAAAAATAAAATGGCAGACGCAGTAACAAGTCAAACATTAGTAGACGGCGAAAGAACCGCTGTTATAAAACTTACAAACATATCTGATGGAAGCGGTGAAGCTTCGGTTAAAAAGATAGATGTAGATACATTAGTAAGCAACGCATCTGGGGACAATTGTTCTAGAGTTGCAATTAGTCAAGTATGGTATGATATTGGCGGAATGAGAGTTGCATTAGAATTTAACGCTTCTTCTAACGTAGTTGGATTAGTATTAGGTGGCAGTGCAGCAGCAGGACCTGTTTCAGGTTACATGGATTTTAGATCTTTTGGAGGCATTAAAAATAATGCTGGGTCAGGTATTGATGGCGATATTGATTTAACAACTCATGGCCACACAGCACATGATCACTACACTATTATATTAGAGCTGATTAAATCTTATTAATAAGGAGTAGCACATGCCAAACACTACTTCAGGAACATCAACGTTCGATAGCACTTTCTATATTGATGAAATAATGGAAGAAGCCTATGAACGACTAGGTGTTCAAGACCTCAACGGATACAGACTAAAATCTGCTAGACGTTCTTTAAACATAATGTTTCAAGAATGGGGCAATAGAGGTTTGCATTATTGGGAACTAAAAGAAACAAATATAAATCTTGTTGAAGGACAAGCTGAATATCATTTTTTTAGAAGTGCTGCAGATGACACGGCTGACACAAACAGAGCTCAAGCTACAACAGTACAAACAGACTCTACAATTTTTGGCATGGACGATGTACTTGAGGCAACATACAGAACAAGCAGAGGAACCACATCACAAACAGATGTAGCATTAACAAAAATAGACAGGTCAACATATTCTGCGTTGTCTAACAAATTAACTAAAAGTCAACCGACACAGTATTACGTGCAACGTTTTATTGATCGTGTGACTGTAAGTGTATACCCAACACCAGACGCTACAGCCGCTGCATCAGAAGTTCATTTATACTATGTAAAAAGAATAGAAGATGCTGGAGATTACACAAATGCGAGCGATGTTCCTTATCGTTTTGTACCGTGCATGGTATCAGGTTTATCTTATTATTTAGCGTTAAAAGAAAAACCAGAACTAGTTCCACAACTAAAAATGATTTACGAAGATGAATTAAATCGTGCATTAGTAGAAGACGGTTCTTCTACAAGTACACATATAACACCGAAAGCGTATTACCCAAATGTCTAACTTTGCAACAGGAAGAAAAGCAAAAGCAATATCAGATCGTAGCGGTATGGCATTTCCATACAATGAAATGGTAAAAGAATGGAATGGTTCGTTTGTGCATAGTTCTGAGTTTGAAGCAAAACACCCACAACTTGAACCAAGGCCACATAAAGCTGATGCCCAAGCTTTACAAGACGCAAGACCAGATAGAACAGAAACAGCAGCACCTAATTTATTAAAAACAGATTCTTTTAAAACAGGGTCTGCTAGTTCTTCAACAATCACGGTAACAGAACCAAGTCATGGTAGATCAACAAGTGACACTGTTCGTTTTTATGCTGCAACTAGTTTTGACGGTATTACAGCTACAAACATAAACGCATCTGCAGGTTACACAATAACTGTGGTAGACACGGATACATATACATTCTCAGTGTCGACAGATACTGCAACAACTGGTAATATAAGAGGAGGAGGGTTCCGCGCTTATGCAGGACCTACAACGATAACACCATGACAACATACGCAGAACTAGTAACACAGATAAGAGATTATACAGAAACAGATAGTAATGTTTTAACAACTACTATTGTTAATGATTTTATAGAACACGCTGAAATGAGACTGTACAGGGAGTTAGACCTTGACGTATATAAGAAAAATGCAAGTGCTGTATTAACAGCCAGCACGCCGTTTGTAACATTGCCTGGTACAACACCTGCTTTATTTAGTGCAATTAGATTTGTGTCTATATTTAGTTCGGCAGGAGCATTAGGTGGTTTGACAAATAATGAAAGAATAGTTTTACAGAAAAAAGACCCTTCGTTTATATCAGAATATTGGCCAAACAGAACTAGCACAGGTATTCCAAAATACTTTGCAACATATGATGAAGACTCATTAATTGTTGCACCTACACCAAATGCGGCTTATACTATGGACATTGAGTATTATGCTCAACCAACAGGATTATCTTCAAGTACTACCTCAACGTGGGTTAGTACAAATGCTCCAACAGCATTGTTGTATGCCTGCCTAATCGAAGCTTTTAAATTTTTAAAAGGACCTGATAACATGTTAGCTTTGTATGAAGCGTCTTATAAAAACGCTGTCAAAACACTAGCAACAGAACAAATGGGTCAAAAACGACGTGAAGAATATAGAGATGGAGCGGTAAGAATACCAATTCCATCTGTAAACCCGTAAGGAGAAAATATGGCAAACGTAATATGTAATGTTTTTAAAGAGCACCTTCTAAAAGGTAATCACAATTTTAGTGCATCGGGCGGAGACACATATAAACTTGCTCTTTACACATCTTCTAAAACAGTTTCTGCATCAGCGATAACTGGTTACAACACAACTAACGAAGCAACAAATGCATCAGGTTCTGGTTATACTGCAGCGGGTAACACACTAACTAATAACGGTGTTACAGGTAGTTCTTCTACATCTACAGTGTTTGCAGACTTTGCTGACACTTCTTTTACAACAGTTTCTACAACAGCGCGGTACGCGCTCATTTATCAATCATCAGGTGGTGCAGCAACAGCAGGACTTGCTACTGATTCAGCAGTATGCATGTTAGATTTTGGTGGTGATTTTTCTACTACAGCAGGCACCTTTACAATACAATTTCCAGCCGCAGATACGAGTAGTGCTATTATAAGAATATCGGGGTAAGGTTTTATGGCATTAGTTCTCAACGATAGAGTCAAAGAAACCACAACGACAACTGGACAGGGTACCATATCTTTAGGTGGTGCTGCAACTGGTTTTGAGACATTTGTAACCGGTGTTGGTGACACAAATACAACTTATTATATTATTGTACACGAGTCAGACGGCACGTGGGAAATAGGTATTGGAACTGTAGCTGACGCGTCTCCCGACACTCTTGCACGAACCACGGTAATCGATACATCAGCAGGTAACACAACTAAAATAGATTTTGCAGCCGGTAGTAAAACAGTATTTTGTACACTACCTTCAAGCAAAGCTGTATTCCTGGACGCAGATGGTGACGTTACATTAGGAGCTAATTTAGATGTTGGTGGTAATCTAACAGTTACTGGTACAACAACATTTAATGGTGGCACACTAACTCTTGGTGATGCTAACACAGACAACATTGTATTTGGTGGTGAGGTTGATTCTAATATTATACCTGACGATGACAATACATATGATTTAGGTAGTTCGTCAAAAGAATGGAAAGATATTTATATTGATGGTACTGCATATTTAGATGCCATCAACTTCGATGGCACGGCTATTACATCAACAGCTGCAGAATTAAATATACTTGATGGGGTTACTGCAAGTGCAACAGATATTAATCTTATTGATGGAATAACAAACGGAACAGTAATAGCAAGCAAAGCTATTATAACAGATTCAAATAAAGATATAACCGGTGGTAGAAATATTACCATTAGTGGTGAACTTGATGCAGCTACTTTAGATATTAGTGGTGATGCAGATATTGATGGTACATTAGAAGCAGATGCAATAACAGTTAATGGCACTGCTTTATCTAGTGTAATATCAGGAACAACAGTGTCGAACGCAACATTAGCGGCGACAGTAACAGTTACAGACAGCACAGCTAACACAAATTTTCCTGTTGTATTTCACGATGAATCAAACGCTTTATTAGATGACACAGGTGCACTAAGATATAATCCAAGCACAGGAGAATTACTTGTACCCAAACTAACTGTAGCAGGAACAACTACGACTGTAGATACAGTTACAATGAATGCACAAAACGCAGTGATATTTGAGGGCGCTACCGCTGACGCACATGAAACTACACTTACAATTGTAGATCCTACTGATGATAGAACAATTAATCTACCAAACGTTTCAGGTACAATACCTGTATTGGCAGCTGTAAGCGCAACACAAATTACATCTACACCTGAAGAACTAAACGTGCTTGATGGCATTACAGCAGTGGTAGGTGAATTGAATGCTCTAGATTTAGGTAGCACAGCTGTTGGAACAGCGATTGCTTCTAAAGCAGTTATTTTAGACTCTAATAAAGATTACACTGGTATTAGAAATTTAACAATTACTGGTGAACTAGATGGAGCAACATTAGATATTTCCGGTGATGCAGACATTGATGGTACTTTAGAGACTGATGCCTTGTCTATTAATGGAACAGCGGTAACTTCTACTGCAGCAGAACTAAATGTACTTGATGGTATTACCGCAGTAGTTGGTGAGCTTAATGCACTAGATTTAGGCAGTACAGCAGTCGGTACGGCTATTGCTTCTAAGGCAGTTATTTTAGATTCAAACAAAGATTATACAGGTATTAGAAATTTAACTATTACAGGTGAACTAGATGGAGCTACATTAGACATATCTGGAAACGCTGATATAGATGGCACATTAGAGGCAGATGCCATCACAATAGGCGGTACATCAACAGATACACTATATGCATCACCAGGGTTCGCGGTTGCGATGGCAATCGCTCTGTGATATAACGAAATAGGAGAAAAATATGGCACAAGATTTTGAATCAAATGGTAAAAGAATAACAAATTCTGCTACCACTATCTTTACAGCAGACAGCGATGATGCAGTTGTAGGTCTTCGTTTTGCTAATATTCTAACCACAACAGACACGCTAGATGTTTTTATTACAGATGCTGGTGACAGTAACAACGTTAGATACCTTATTAAAGGTGTCAGTGTTCCAGTTTCGTCATCAATTGAAGTAATTCAAGGTGGGTCTAAAATTGTTATGCAAAGTGGTGATGTGTTAAAAGCGCAAAGCGGAACAGCTAACGGTTTTGATTGTTGGGTTAGTAGAGTAGATTCGATTAGTACATAAGGAGTAACTATGGCATACAAAGAAGAAATAGGTGGTCCACTATTTGTTGGAGCAGGCGGAATGGCATCAGAGGTTATACCTGAACACGATGCTACTGTTGATGTTAACCAAGTTGTTGGTAATGCAGTTCTTGCAGGACCTGTTACTTTTAATGCTATTGTAACTATAACAGGAGTGGTGGTAATTTTATAATGGGATTAGAGTTTGACGGCGTTAACGGTATAATTAAAAACACCACGAGTGATGGTGATGTAACTATTAAAGGTAATGATGGTGGTAGTGAAATAT